CGCCTGCCGTGCCGCTAATGGTAGACCCCACCCCAAGCCCGATCAGAAGTTCAATACCGATGCCGTTGCCAGTGCCCCAAGTGCCGGAAGTATCCCCGGCGATAGTGACAGTCTTGCGCTCCCAGGTGTTGGCGGCGCTGATGGTGTAAGTAAACGGATAAGACCGGTTCTCGCCTGCGTTACGAAGGCTCGCTCCGAATGTGCCCGTAAGGCTGCTGCGGACCCAGAAAGAAAGGGTGATCGACTGAGCGTTGGCTGTGCCCCACCCGAGGTCTGCAACGTTGAAGCCTTCGATGCGCTGGTCAATTACATAATAGTCAGACGACAGCACGGAGTAGGCGGACTGCGACGTAACGCCAAGATAGTTTATGAAGCCCGCTGGGGGCGTTACAGCACCTGCGTTTTGCTGGGCAATCACCTTGCCTGTTACGCTCTGAAAGACAGCCCAGCGATCAACGGTGTAGCCGTTTATGGTGTTCGCCGTCGCCGCCCCAGCGTTTCTCTGGTCAATCACCATCGCGCCGTTGATGATGCGATTCTTGAAGCCGAAGGTGTTGGGCAGGTTTGCTGGCTGTGCAAAGGTCACTTGCTGGTTAGACGCAACCGTAACCGCCGTAGTTGGCGTTGCACCCGTTTGCAGCACAAGAGTGCCGGTGGTGTCCGAGGTCACCACATAGCCAGTGGTGCTTGTGGTTGATGCGCTGATCGTGCTCATATGATGATGTGCCTTTGTCCAGAAGCCACTGTAAGAACTGCACCGCTGGCAACCGTTATGGGACCAACAGACAGCGCATTGGTGCCCGTAGCCACCGTATAGCTGGCCGAAACCGTTGTGCTATTAACCAAAAGCCCGTTGCTGGCCACAATCTCAGATGCCTGCAACTCACCTGTGGACGGCTTATAGAGCAGCTTGGCGTTGCTGGTGTACAGGTTCTGCGCGGTTCCTGTCGTGGCGTTTGAGAAAACCGGATACAGGTTAGTGGACGTTGCGGTGTCGTTGCTCAGGGCCGAGCCACCGATGGATTTCCACGAAGGCGAAGAGCCGCTGTAACCCTCAAACTCGTTGCTAGTTGTGTTGTACCGGATCATGCCGGTAGCAGGCGCCCCAGGCTGCTGGCCAGCCGTACCCTTACTGATTAACAGCGCCCCGGTGGAGGTAAATGACGAATCGCTGGACGCGGTCAAAGCGCCCGTAATCCCCAGAGTAGTGCCGTTCCAAGTCAGGTTGGCAGAATCTTCCAAATTCCCACTGGCCCCGGCAAAGGTCACTCGGCCCGAAGTGAGCGAGGAGTCGGCAAAATTTGCCGCCGTCAAAGTGGTGCCATCGAACGTCAGATTGGCACTGTCCGTCAGATTCCCGCCAGCGCCAGCGTAGGTCACCCGGCCAGATGTCAGGGACGAATCTGCAACCGCCGTCGCAGTCAGGGTGGTTCCGTCAAAGGTCAGGTTGGCGCTGTCAGTCAGATTCCCACCAGCGCCCGCGTACGTGACCCGACCAGAGGTCAAAGACGAATCGGCAAAATTTGCCGCTGTCAGCGTAGTCCCGTCAAAGGTCAGGTTTGCACTGGTATTGGCGGTGGTGGTGGCGTCTGCATATACGACTCTATTGGCCGTAAATGCTGCTGCGCCTGTCTGAAGTCCTGTGCCGTTTTGCTGCAAAAACACCGCCCGACCAGCGGGTTGAGTGACAAACACATCTTTGGCGTTGGACGCAAAGTTAACTAGGTTGCCGCTATTACTTGAGGACAGAACCGTGTCCCGGCTCAGTGTGTTTCCTGATGCCGTGTACGTGCCAATACCCACCTCCCACGCGCCCGTGGTTGGGTCTGCAATGGTGTAGTAAGTGGTGTTTGCGTTGCCAATGGCTACGCTGAAGGTCTGAAAACCAGATACAGCACCGGCCAGAGAGACCGCCCCAGTACCGGCGGTTGTTGTGGTCTCCCGTACTCGATCCGCCAATACCAAGGCCATATCAATCTCCGGTAACTAGCTGATCCTCATTTATCCAACGCTCATGGGTGGTGCCATTGGCATCTGTCCATTGGATCAGGCAATAGACAACACCATCTTCATCCATGCGCAGGGCCTTGACCGGGCCCTGAGGGACCACGGCTTTGACCCTTACAACATCACCTTTTTTGAACTTGGTAGCCATGTCGGCTCCTTACGCAGCATCAAGGCTGAAGGTGTAGGTCACAGTGACGGTGTCACCCGAAACCACGCTACGGTCGCCAGGAGCGGAGAAGTCCACTGCCGAGAACAAAATCCCAGTGGTGCCGTTCTTTGTGTTGTCGCTGGTCAGGAACGCGCCGCCAACAGTCGTGGTTCCGTTCATGCTGAACACTGCTGCGGAGGCAGAGTTGGTTGCCACCGAAGGATCAGCCGTGGTTGGAGTACCAAACACACACTGAGGACGGGTTGCTTGGCTGTAGGCGGTCACCTCTGTCCAGCCGCCGTGCGACAACATAGTGTCGTTCGCGTTGGGGGTGTTAGTTGCGGCTGCGCCGTACAGGCCCAGATACCACGTTGCCGTGTAGCTTGTGCCAGTGAAATACTTGGCGTTCATGTCTTGCAGGCCCTCATTGACCACAAGGTTGTGCTCCTTGGCTTCCCACTTGAGGTTGCCCTCGGAATCATGGCACTGAACGCGAAACACGCCGCCAGCCTTGATGCTGTCTTTTAGCCCGCCGCCCACGCTCATCTGCGCAGCTACTTTGTCGGTTGATTTTGCTTTGTCGATAAGCATGATTGCTCCTTAAACAAGTCGGATTAAAGCAGATGTGCTGGTGTTGGCGGGCATCTGCACGGTGAAAGTTGTGGTTGAAGTTTTGTCAGACCCGAAGTCCAACACGCACACAGCGCCGTTTGCACCCGGCGTGTAGATCAGCGCACCCCGCGCAGTTATTGCCCCCGTCCATGCCGGAGAGGAAAAGTTAACGTACGTGATGCTACCGCTGGCTGTGTCTTGACTGGAGACTGTGGCCGTCACAATCTGACCGCCTGCAACATAGTTACCCCCAGACGCTTCACCATTTGTGGTGTACGCGGTCGTGGTTTGGTCCAGCGTGGCTGAGTTGGTGTACAGCGCCAGATAGAACGTATCCGAGGCGAAGTTGATCGTGCCGTTGGCAAGACCCGACCGCAGCGTGTTGCAGGAGTAGTTGCCAGTAAAGGCCATCAAGCCACCCCATTATTCTGCGGCAGAGGCGGCATCCTGTACTGCCCACTGCGGTATGCGTCACTGCGCTCCATGCCATCGCCCAGACGTTTGGCCAGAGCAAGAGCCTCCTTGTACTTGCCGTCGTACAAGGCCATCATGTCGTTCTCACCCTTCATAAACGTGTACGCCTCGACCAAACAGCCGTAGAGCAGTACCGTGTCAAAGTTGTCGCCCAGCCAAGTCGTGTTGGCAGTGACAATCGACTCGGGGTAGAAGAAATAATGCAACTCAACCGTGTAGTTGCTGTCCGGCGTGGGGCCAAGGATGAACGACAACTCTGCGCTGTTGCTAAAAGTCGGGCCAAACAGAGCGTAGTATTTTGGCACCGCCGTGTCATTGGGGCCAGGATACGCCTGCCGGATGAAGTTCACATCCTTGTTGAGCAAATACTCATACGCCCCGCTGACAATCACAGCCATCGAATAGACGGCCAAGAAGTCATTTGGGCACGAAAGGTACTTGTTGTTGGGCGTGATGACGCCTGTCACGTTCTTGCGAAGTGACGGAAACTGCACCGAGTTATAGATGCGCTGCTCTGCCTGTTTGATGAAGACAGGGATATTCGCTACGAAGTCATCTTCGTAGTTCTGGGTGTAATCAGTAATGGCAGCGGTTAACTGGGCGTAGTTCATTTCAAGCCATCGGACCCCGAGACATTACGCCCTTGGTTGCCGCACCCGTGCCACGCATTTTGATGCCGCTGGTTTTAGGAGCCGGATACTGGGCGCTGTGGTTATTTCCAACCGACATGTTCAACTGGTCAATCGGGTTGGTTTTTGCAGTTTTGCCATAGCCAGTGCTGCTAATGTCAACGCCAGCAT